CACCTACGCCACCTTCGTAATTACCACCACTTGATGCTGTACCCGCGCTATCTAATTTCTGATTATTTGCGTAGCTGTCCACTACTATAGTTGCGCCCGCTTCGTAACCAGCTCCGCCTGTTCTTGTATGTTGTATTTTTAACTTTGCCATTTTATTACTTTCCTTTAAATTGTTAGCGTTCTAGGCTACCCGGAGTGGCGCTCCGAGAGTTCAGTGAACACATGTATTTATCATTAAATGTAAAAAGGACACCCGAAGGTGTCCTAGTCTTCCCATCCCGATTGAAAATTTATACTTTTATTTATCTCATCTTACAATTATCGCCATGCCAACGTGCATATCCATTAACTGCCACAAGTTTCTGACAATGTGGGCATAATTTCTTTTCTCTTTTTTTGCCTATATTTGCCATACCTCTAGCAATCTTTTCTTCTTCCGTTTGCTTTCTACCACGAATTTTATCGCCAATTTTTTTGCGAGTTTCCGCACTTATGTTACCATTAAATCCCGGTTGTTTACTTTTGTGATTTTTTGATAAATTTTCTAACCATTCATGACTAAAAGACTCTCGTTTTTTGCCAATTTTAGATTCTGATATTTTCTTTCGTGTTTCTGGACGTTTAGCAGCATTTTTATCACCAGATATTGCTTCTTTGTGTTTAAGATATCCTTCCTTGCTACGATAAAACTTATCGCCGTACATGGGATTTTTTTCTCCACTGTATCGTTGACTCTGAAGTTTTGAATATTCTTCTTTTAAATTGGAGTAAACTCTTGCTGTTATCTTCGTTGTATATCGTTTTTGTCTTGGATTTTCTGCTCGCATCATTCTGAATGCATTAACCATTTTCCAATGTTCTTCACCTTCAGTATATATTTTTGTCAATAGCCAGTGACATATAAAATGTTCTCTAGCCGTTAATCTCGTTAAATTCACGACATCATCTGATCCTCCTAAACTTTTAGGTAAAATATGATGCGTTTCGGTGTATTCGTGTGTGACCCTGTTTTGAGCGGATTCTGTGATATTTTTATACCATTTTTCGTATTTGTTCATGTAAGTATTTATATTAGTAAGGTCTACATAATATAATACTATTAAGCTAAAGTCAATAAAAAACCCGCCGAAGCGGGTTTATTTTTACTATTTTGTAAAAATTACTGGAAGCTCAAGTTAGCAACTGAGATTTCTGATAGATAATCTCCAGCATTGCCTAAAGAACTTGCAGTATTTGTCAATTCGACGTAGCCATACCTTGTCATAAATCCAACTACTGGTTCAAAGGTACTTGGATCAAGTACTACTCCAGAACTCATTAGAGGAATGTATGGGCAATAGAATGCAGCAGCATCGGCCTCACTGGATCCCTTGTAACCAACTAATACAGCTTGTGTATCAGAAGCATAGCTGTCTACATAGATACGCATAGCACCGTTTAGTGTACCAACAAACTTAGTGTTTGTTGGAGCTTCGAATGTACCTTCTGTGGTACGTGCGAATGCACTGGTTGTAGCACTCTGTAGAACAGTTAGTGCAGCAGGTGATACTACTGCCCAGTTACCTGCACCACGACGAGTACGCTGAGCGATCAAGTTAGCAGCACGGTTAACTAGAACAGCTAGTGCAGCGTGTTCATCGCCAACGAATGTTGCGGTACCTGATACAGCAGCCTGATCATAGGCAAAATCTGTAGCTGATAGTGAACGTAGGGAACCAAGAACTTCTTGGTCGATTTCGACTGTGATTTCTTGAGCAAGTGCTGCCATGATTTCAGCTTCGATGTCAAGACCGTGCATGCTTTGGGCGTCTTGAGCAGCCTCAAATGTCCAACGTGCGCTTAGCTTACGTGTTTTAGCTTCAACAACTTGTTTCAAAATTTGAACGTTGATTTTACGTCCTGGTACACCTTCTAATGAAGATGTGCTAGCTGCACGACCGGTAGTTAAACTACCAGAATATGCAGTTGCGATCTTGAATGGGCTTAGTGCTTCGTCACCAGCGGTTGTGCTTGTGTCGAATGGACTTGGAGCGGTTGCGGTTGCTGTTTCAGCATAACGCACACGTAGTGTGTGAATTTGTGCAACTGGACCAGTCATTGGCTGAACACCAACGATTTCGTTAGCAATAACGGTTGGCATAACACGACGGATAACAGGTAGAATTACACGGTTTAGTGTTGCTACGTTACCAGCTGCGGTTGCACCAGCGGTTGCATTTTCAAGAAGATTTTTGCGAGTATTTTCTAATACAACGCCCATTGTGGTTCTACGAGAACCTTGTAGACCTTCTAACAGGGCTTCTTTAGTTTCGCCCCAACGGCCTTCTAGTAATACTTGTGTCATTTTTCCTTTTTCCTTTTTAGGGTTTACTTAAGCCCTGCTAAACGTTTAATTTCGATGACATTATTATCACCGGTTTCAACGCTGACCTTAGCAGTTTTATCACCAGTTACTTCTGTACAACTTTCAACTAACATCGTAGATTTCTCTACAGACTTAGTTGTACTAGAATGGTTGTTCAGAACAGCTGGAAGATACTTATCAAATGCAGACCTTAATTTTTCGGTCTGAACATTCTCTAATAGCTGCATCATAACGCCTTGCTTTTCTTTGTTTAATGGTTTAAGCAATTCGTTAAGAGTTTCTTTGCGCTCTTGTGATTCCTTTAGAATACGAATTTCGCGTTCTTTGGATTCAATTAGTGTTGCTTTCTGATGCTCGGCTTTTTTAGCCTCTGCAATAATAGCTTCACGTTGTTTAACTGCTTTTTGCAACTTAGCGATTTCTTTGTTCTCATTTAAGTGAGTAACGGCGAATTCAGTAGCAAAAGCTTCGAAAAGTTTACGTCCAAAATTGTTTTCTCTAGCAATTTGGATGTCTTCTTTCAATTGTGACATCTCAGCGGATAGATTTTTGGTTACAGATTCATTAACAAGACGAGCGGAACGTTGTACAAACTCTTTTTGTATGTTGGCAAGTTTTGACTTTGCCTCTCTGACGAGTTTAACTTTAGTTTCGACCAAATCTTTTTTGTCTTGATGAAACTCTTGAATTTCTTCAGATAAAGAACTTATAACAAAATTTTCTAATTTGTTAATGTTCTGTTTCTGAGCGGCACGATCAGCACGTAGTTCTTTGATTTCTTCGGCTAGTTTTTTAACTAGGAATCTATCAAATTTTTTAGCGTTTTCAGACATCATTCTTGTAAAACGAACTCTATCTGCTGACAGTTGTGTTTTTTCTTCCACAAATTCACGAATTTCTTCTTGGAGACCTTCTGTTACCATTTTGTCTATTGCTTCGACCATTACACTTCTATCGTGGTCATATTTACGAGCAAATTCTTCGCGTATTTCCGCACGAAGTTGTTGTCTCGCTTCATTCAACTTAGACTCCCAAGCTTCGCTTATTGCTGTCTTGGTTTCTTCGTTAATGATACCACTGTCTATTAATGGCTTGATAGCGTCAAACATGTATCATTCTCCTGTTAAATTTTTAAGTCCGTAATGAGGCGTTTTACTTCCTCTGCCAAATATTTTTGGACTCTTACATTGGCATTTGCATCCTTAACCATTTCTAATACTCTATGACCATGTCGCATGTTCATTAAGCCTTCATAAACTGGTTTAGGATATGCATTTGGGGCACTTGGTTGAGCTACTATATCAACCGTTACAATATCAAAATCACTTACATGACCCGTGCTTTCATTAACATTACCACTGCCTCTGCTGGATACGCCTAATTTAACACCTGATTCAAGCATAGTTGTTACTAATTGTCCCATAGGAGTATTAAGTATTTTTAACTTGCCATAACCATTTGGTCCATCCATCCACATGTCAGTAATCATGTGACATACACGATCAAGATTGATTTTTAGATCGTCAGGATGATCTAACTCACCAAGAACACTGTAACCGCCTTTAACTTGTTTTATTACACTTTCAACGGCTTTAGAAATTTCATCTACGGGATAAACACGTTGATTGGCATTTTTGACACCACCCTGTACAAAAATGCCTTTCATGTATAAATTTTTACCCTTGCCATCTGGAGCTGATTCAGTCATCAACTCCATTCTTGCACCGTCAAAACTTAAATGTTCTTGTAGCAATAACATTGTTTATCTCTTTAGTGTCCTAACAAACTCTTTTTGTCTACTTCTTTGTCATGAGCTTTTGAGTATTCTTTGCCAGCACTAGTTTTGTAACCGGTTTTACCAGCATTGGCACCAGGACTATTTTGTACTTTACCAATTAGATCACCACCTTTTTTCAATAAACCACTTGGCTTATTGCTTGGAGTTCCTTTTGGCTCAGACTCTGAACCACCACGTGCGATATTTTGTGTAGTACCACCCATGTCATTCTTGCCAGCAACTATACTTTTTGTATTGAGTGACGCAGAACCACCAGCACCTACTTCACCTGTTTCTGAATTTTTACCA